CATCTCAATTTGTATTTAAAATACCAAGATATGCCGATTTATTAATGGATTGTTACTTATCAATTAATTTACCTGATATTTGGAGTCCCATATTTCCACCACAAACTATAGACCCGAGTTATAATTCGGTATGGGTTCCCTATGAATTTAAATGGATTGACTATCTTGGTGCCGAAATGATAGAAAAAATATCAATCACCTGTGGAAATCAAACGCTCCAGGAATTTTCAGGGACGTATCTTTTGGCAGCAGTTTTACGAGATTTCACCGGTTTGAAGAAAGATTTATTTAATGAAATGATAGGAAATACTAGTGATTTAAACGACCCGGGAAACGCATATTCGCGTGTAAATTCTTATCCTAACGCTTATTACAATACTTCTAGTTCAGGGTCTAATCCATCCATACGTGGTAAAACCTTATACATTCCATTAAACGCATGGTTTAATTTAAATACACCGATGGCGTTTCCATTAGTCGCGTTACAATATAACGAACTTCAGATAACTATTACGATGCGTCCTATAAATCAATTGTTTGTAATTCGAGACGTGTTGGATTCAGACAATATGTATCCTTATTTAGCTCCCAATTTCAATTTATGGTATATGCAGTTTTATCGTTTTTTACAACCACCACCAGATACCGCATTAACTGTTAGTTCATATGTTAACACAAAAGTATCTTGGAATACAGATATTCATTTAAATTGCACTTATTGTTTTTTGTCTAATGATGAATCCCGCTTGTTTGCGATGAACGAACAAAAATATTTATTTAAACAAGTGCGAGAAACCGTTTTTTATAATGTTACAGGTCCAAATAAAGTTCAACTGGATTCAATCGGATTAATTTCAAATTGGATGTTTTATTTTCAAAGAAGCGACGCTAATTTAAGAAACCAATGGACTAATTTTACGAATTGGCCTTATAATTATCTTCCAAGCAATATAATTCCGGCACCTACAAGTGGAACATTTACAAATCCATACCCCTCTCCATCCACGATTGGTCCTGGTGTAAATCCCAACGGATATTTAACTGGATTAATGATTACACAAGATTTAAATACACAAAATAAAAAAAATATACTTGTTTCTTTAGGAATTCTATTAGACGGACAATATAGAGAAAATATCCAACCTTCGGGTGTATACAACTACATAGAAAAATATACAAGAACTAATGGAAACGCACCATCAGGTATTTATTGTTACAATTTTTGTTTAAATACAAGTCCTTTGGTATTACAACCAAGTGGAGCATTAAATTCAAATCGGTTTAATCTAATTGAATACGAGTTTAATACTATTTTACCAACACTTGACCCAAACGCACAAACGTTAACTATTTGCGACCCAACAACCGGAAATATAATTGGAATTAATAAACCAACTTGGAGAATTTACGATTACAATTTTAATTTAGTTGTTTTTGAAGAAAGAATAAATGTGGTTACGTTTGTTTCCGGAAATGCCGGTTTAATGTACGCAACATAAATCTAATGTAAATCCGCATTCGACGCAAGAGGACCATTATCCAAGAAATTGCCGGTGACATTAAACCGTTTTGGATAATTTACCCTTGTGTTTAAATAGTCTAAATTATACCTTTTATTAAATAATTTGGTTCCTTCATTAAAACTACTATTCCAAGTATTAATTCCAAAGTTTGCTTGAGGTGCTCTGTTTGTGTATAATTTAGATTTGGTTCCAATATCTGTTGTTAAGGTTGAATATGTGGGAGTAACCCCAACAGTAAGTTTTCCCGAATCATTCTCGCCAATAATATCGTGAGTGTTTGATTTACTAAAACCAGCATATGGTTGACATCCAGGACAATCTATATCTGATAAACACTGTTCTTTTGTTTTAGAACATCTCGCATTAATACACATATTGGAACAACTAAAATTAGTAGTTAATGGAAGATTAACTGTATGGGTTGTTGTAAAATCTCCTTTATCAGGAGTTAACGCATTTTCATAACATTCAATAATGTAATTATTTTTAAATAAATAATGTATCCAACTAAATATACCAACCAGTAATAAAATGCTTAATATAGACATCTTCATTTTTTGTTGTAACATATAATATTTTAATATTATATTTTAGTATTTTAATTTCGCCTTTTAGATTTTTTTGATTTGCGTCTTTTTGATTGTTTTGATTTGCGTCTTTTTGATTGTGTTGATTTACGTATTCTGGATTTCCTGGTTATTCCTCCAACGTTATAACCATATATAATATCGTTGTTATTTAATTCACTTGGTAAAGCGTTACTTTGTTGTGTTGTCATACCCCATCTAGGTTTATTAAAATACGAACCTAAATTTCTTTTTGTTGAATTAGATATAAATGTAGGTATGAATCTTTTCTTAGGGTCTTTTGCTTTATACAATAACGGCGCAACACTGTCAACATTAATTACGGTTGGGGATGTTTCAATAATTTCAGCAGTAACTTCTGGTGGTTCATAAGGAGTATTTTCATACGGTTCATTCAAATATTCACGACTTCCAATAATCTTGTTATTATTCATTTGTCTTAAATTCCGAATATCCTGATTATTTCTATTCTGATCTACTCTATTTATAGAGGCATTAGATTGTGCCTGTCTATCTTTTCTTTTTTGAAATGCGATTTCTAATTCACTTGGCATTATATATTATATTTATAATATATTTTTGTAAATGTGTAATTAGTAATATTTGTTTAGATGTAAAAATGAAATTTTTATTATATCATTTTAATATAATATGTCTACAAGTGAACCTTCTATAATTGATGCTAAAAAAAACGCAACACAATCGCAATCCGTAAATAATACAGGTACACAAATATTAACATATACAAAGTCAATTATATATTCGATAATTATATTATTGATTATTATATGTATTGGAACCTCAATATTATATTCTTGTAAAGTTGCCCAATCAAATATACTACCAACCGATTTGTTGTGTAATCCTTACAATAATACGTCATTTATGATTCCAGATATTAAAGAAATTAATATTAATGTTACCAATATTAATGATACGCAACAATCCGAAAAAATAAAGTTTTTATACGAAAATAATAACAAAAACATTATATTAGATACTTTACAAAAGATGTCTACAAATCTAAAAGTAAAACCAATAATAATGTATTTTATAACTATTTTAGAAAATTTATTGTGTTTTATTTACAACAGTTTAAACGTATATTTAAATTTTTTGAATACTTCCGTGTCAGAGTCTTTAATCATATTTGGAACGCCCTTTATTACATTGTTGTATTTAACATTTATTTATTTAATAAGTTGGGGTTATTTAATTATACTGTTTTTTACAAAGATGTTTTGGATATTTAGAATAAACACAAATAATTCGAGTAAGGATGTTAACAAAACCGACTATTTTAAACAGGTATCTTTGTTTAGTTCAAACGGGATTATTTCAATAATAATAGTTATGATTTTGTTATGTTTTATAGTTGTGTTTATAACTGTTATATTTCCGGTGTTGGTTTTTGTTAGTTTAATATATTGTTTTTTATCTACAGTAACAATGACTTCCACGAGAGTTATTGGTGGAACTGATTACAATTATATTAATGCTTTAACAGACGTTTTTTATTATAAAAAATCATTAATATCATACATAATAGCGTATATTGTAATATCAAAAGCATTTAATATTTTCGGAACTAATGGAGGAGTTATATCTTTAATAATCGTTTTGTTAATCTACTTTAAAATACTTAAAATACCATTATTTAATAGTCCAGAATTAGACCCATCTAAATTTGGCAATTTATCCGATTATGTTATGGCTGAAAAAAGTTGTGGAGATGTGTCTACACTTAATAATAATAACCCAAGTAAAATAAAGAAATCAAAAAAAAATAATATAGTAGTTCAAGAGACAGTTACCCCTGAGATAAACCCTGAGATAAACCCTGACATAATTCCTGAAATAAACCCTGAAATAAACCCTGATATAAAAGAAACCGATTTAACTAATTCGGAATCTTTAAATGTTGATTTAGTCCCTATTTCACGTAATATATCAAACATCGACTTAGAAAATAACCAGAAAATAGAATCCGTTGTTGAATCACAAGTAGAAACTGATGTTGAATCTCCAATAGAATCCGTTGTTGAATCACAAGTAGAATCCGTTGTTGAATCTCCAATAGAATCCGTTGTTGAATCACAAGTAGAAACTGATGTTGAATCTCCAATAGAATCCGTTGTTGAATCACAAGTAGAATCCGTTGTTGAATCTCCAATAGAATCCGTCACACCTTCTAAATTTGAACCCACCAGTGTTGAAAACGCAAGGGTTTTACCTAATTCATAAATATAAACAATAAATAAGTATTTAAAAAATAAAATATGTAATTATAATAAATGACAAAACAACAAAAACACTTATTGCCGTTTGTAAGCATATGTACACCAACCTTTAACAGACGTCCATTTATACCTTACATAATTCAGTGTGTTAAAAATCAAACATACCCTAAACATAGAATCGAATGGATTATTGTTGATGATGGAACCGATAAGATTGAAGACCTTGTTAAACACATACCATTAGTTAAATATTTACAGTTTTCTGAAAAGATGTCATTAGGTAAAAAAAGAAATATAGCACATTTTAATTGTAAAGGAGATATTATTATTTATATGGATGATGATGATTACTATCCACCAGAACGAGTCATGCATGCGGTAACTACCTTACAACAAAATCCAGATATATTAATTGCCGGCAGCAGCGAATTACATATTTATTTTAAACATATTCATAAAATGTATCAATTTGGACCTTATGGTAAATGGCACTCAACCGCGGCGTCATTCGCATTTAAAAAACAATTATTAGACATTACATGTTATGATGAAAATAGTAAATTTGGAGAAGAACAACATTTTTTAAAGAATTATACTATTCCGCTAGTTCAGTTAGATGTTTTAAAAACTATACTTGTATTTTCACACGAACATAATACATTAGATAAAAAACAACTATTGGAACATAATGAACAGAATAAATTCGTAAATTTGTCGACAAAAACAGTTGATGATTTTATGAAAGACCCTGTATTAAAAAGGTTTTATTCCGAAGATATAGATGAATTATTAGTTAACTATTCACCTGGTAAATTAGAAAATAAACCGGATGTAATGAAGCAATTAGAAGTGTTTCATGCTGAAAGGAACCGAATGATTGCCGAAGACCACAAAAAACAATTAATGCAATTAATGATAAATCAAAATAATTACTTGGAAAAGTTGACAACCGAAAATAAAACTTTAAAAGAAAAGGTTGAATATCTCGAATTCAAGATTTCTGAGTTGATTAAAGATAAAATAGCGGAAAAAAAAGCATTACTTAATAAATAAATTTAAAGATAATAAATGATTTATATTATCTTTAAAAAATGATTTACGATGATGACCGTTTTCACCCAACTAACTATAATGATATAGACAATAAACAAGAATCCATTTCAATTAATTCTCCAGATAATGGATATAACAAGGTCATAAAAACGTATGTTGATGATAATGGAGTAAAGCATAAATACCTATTAGAATATTACGCATCCGGAAATAATCAAAGTTTAATTCGAAACGCAGTAACTGGACTTAAATATAAAAATTTACGAGTAGGAACGAGAGATGAGGACTTGTTGTTTAAAATTTCTATAAATACTTTTGAAAATAATAAAAATAAAGAGGTGTTATTTTACGATTCGCCAGAACAATACGAATCCCATCAGTATTGTAAACTATCTTCGAATACAATAAATAAGTGGTATGAAAAACGTGGAATACATAAATCTTAAGTTTCTATACTATCATCATCGTTTTGTTCGTTTTCATCATTAACCGTTTCTTTTGTATACTTATCCAGATACCTATAAATACGATTAATGTCTAATTTATTAATTTCGTAGTTTTCAAAGATTAATAATAATTCATTATCTGTATATTTATTTTTTAAATTAAGAAAAAATGAAAATATATCCTTTTTATCCATTCCTAGTTGTTGACACAAATTTTGAATAAATATTGAATTATTATATTCAGTAGAATATTTTGTAAGAACCTTTGTAAAACGCACTTCTACAGGGTTATATTTAACTTTTTTTTTAAAATAAGAATGGTATAAATTATTATTTTTAAATGTTTTAATTAGTGAACTCATCTCATTAAATTGCCATATTTGTTTTTGAAACGTGATTCGGTCAATATAATCGGCAAAACACATATTATCCAGTTGTTTAATATAAAACGGTATTGAAACGTTTGGTTTCATTTTACCAATAACATCAATAATATTTTCGTGCCATAATAGTCCAACAATAGTTCTATCTGTTTCATTCATTATTTCCATATGTTCATGAATTCCGAATTTTTGATTTAATAATTTTTGGGTAATTTGTTTAGTGTCGTCATTATAAGATTTTATTTGGAAAATATCCGTCATAATTTTTGTATTTAATATGTTGTTGTTGTTTTTATAAATATTATAAATATTAATTAATTTTCTTAAATCTCCTTGAACGAAATTCATTAATTGAACCTGTATGTCTTTATCTAAGTTTGGGATTAATTCATTAATTAAAATTGTAATTTGATTATTGGTGGGTGTTTTTAATTCTATGGTGTTGCATACTTTCATTAACTCTTTAATTTTTTTATCAATGTGATAGTTTCCAATACAAACGATTGGGTTCATTGTGACTTCCTCCAATTTTTGTTTTTTCGTTTTTTTGGGTCGAATTAATTTAATTAACGTATTTATTCCCCCTTTATCCCCGTTATTCATTCCATCAATCTCATCCATTATTATTGCTATCTTTTTAACCTTTCCGTGGAATAAATTCATAATATTTTTATCAGACATATTATGCTTAGAAATTGTATCAATAATTGATTTATTACGAAAATCTCCTGCGTCATATTTAATTATATCATAATCCATTTCTTTTAAAATATTTGTAATAAACTCTGTTTTTCCTGAACCAGGACTACCATAAATATATATGCCTTTTTTTACGCTAAGATTATTTGTATTTTCCGAAAATAATTGTAGACAATCTTTGATTAGATTTACGTTTTCTTCCCTATTTAATATTTTATTTAAATTCAAACAATTCATTTTATACATTTAAGAATATTCTTTTTATGTCTATTCTGACACATTTGATTTTTCTTTAAAAAATAATTTAGGGTATTATAGCACCTTATTGAGTCGCAATCAATACAAAAAAAAATTAAAAAAAATACATAATTTTTATATATGATATTTTTATGTATATAATTTTTAAATAGTATCCACTTTTCAATATTCTCGTTAATTAACTGATTAAATACAAACTCGTGGTCTTGTTTTATTACATTTCGAACATATGCTTCAAACCTATTTTTAATAAGATACGGTCTTAAATATTTATGGTGAAATATATAATTATCTTTAGTTATAAAGATAATTGTAGGAATCCGCAAATATTCCTTTATGATATACTTGATATCATCAGGCATCATAGAAATATATATCATTAATGTTTTATTTTTGTCGTTCATTAATTATTATAATAAATACTATTTATTATGTTTTATTACAAGGATTACTTACACCATAAGTAATACCATCCCAACTTACACCGCAATTATTTGCCCATGTATATTTAGCACATAAACCATTTGCCCCTGTAAATTCCGATGTTGTAAAATCCATATTTAAATGTTTAGTTGTGGATGATTTACAAGTTCCTAAATCTTTTACATTTACGCATCTGTTTCCATTCCCTGAAATGTCTACCCAGTAGTCAGGACAATCGCCAATAATAGGAGGCCACGATGTTACCTTTTGGTTTGAAATGGTTATTCCGATAACTATCAAACTAATTACTAATATTAATACTGCGACAATTATAAGTGTTTTTTGAAAGGTTTCCATAATTATATATATAAAATAAATATATAATTTTTTCTATTTGAGTAATATAAATGAATTATTCGAATGGTAGAGTTGACTTAAAAAGTCCTAATACATCTGTTTTATTTAACATGTATGATAAAATCCCAGCAAATCAACCGACTACATTTAGAAACCCAACTTTGGGATTATGGAACGAAACCCAACTTTCCAATTGTTTTTTTTCTAAGGAAAACATACAAATAATACAAAACGGTATCAGAGTTGGTGTTTATACCAAATCAAATAATCAATATATAATAGGGTCACAGGACAACGATTCTTTGAAAATTATAATGAGAAGTATTTTTTTACAATACGCCGCAAATAAAAAAAACAATATAACATCACAAATAGAAGAGTTAAATAGAATGGTTTTAAATTATTGTATTGAGAGTGTATATGGAGAGGCACAAGGATATATAAAATATTTATATGATGCCAGCACACTTGTTGTTCCTATTTCACATCCAGTTATGGCAAATAATTCCGATAAAGAACTTGTTCTTAAGCCGTGGTTTTAGGTAAACAAATAAAAAATTATATTATAAATTTTCTATAATATAATTTTAAATTTTATACATTTTTATTTTTTTCATTTTTATTTTTATTTTTTTCATTTTTGTTTTATACATTTTCATTTTTGTTTTTTTCATTTTTATTTTTATTTTTTTCATTTTTATTTTTTTCATTTTTATTTTTTTCATTTTTGTTATTTAGTATCCATTATAATAAAATAGGTTTAACCTTTTTGCTACCTTTGGGTTTTGGTTCTTTTACTAAACTAATTTTAGTATTTTCACCAGAATTTTGATTTTCTCTATCCTGTTTATAAACAACATATTCCTTTTTCAACAAGATTAATTCTGTATTCCACATTTCAACGATAGTTCTATTTTTAATTTCATCGAGTTCGTTACATTTTTTGGTATATTCCGAAAATATTTTTTCGGCATTTTCCTCGGTAACACTATCCATAGGCATTTTTACCAAATACTTATATTCATCATCGTCGTCTATTATATCATATCCTTTTGTTTTTAACATATCCATAATAAAGTCCTTTTTCTTCTTTCTTAAATCAATAGTATCATTTAATGTTTCGCTAATATATTTTTTTCGATTTAATAGAATAATTAACTCTTTTTCTAATGTTTTTATCATATAATCTTTTCTTGTTTGAAACATATTTAATCTAGTATCATAGTATTCATCTATGATACTTTCTACAGTCTCATACTTTTTTAATTTATCATGCGCATTAAATAACCTCATATTTGTTGTGCTGGAAGTCGAGTATAACTTAAATGTCTTTTCAAGTAAAGAACATCCATAATCTGCGTCAGATGCTTCCAATTCTTCGAATTTACCTTTATTTAATGTTATGATAAAATCGACGTTTGTGTCCTTACTCATATCATCATAATCTTTTACAATTGGAATTATCTTTTTACCAGTTTTATCAACGGTTTCAGTTAACGACTCTAATAATTCTTTAAAATCATCAGTCCAAAACCCAACAGGTAATTCTGTAATACGAAACTTATCGGCTGCAATCTTCTCATATTTACCTTTAATTAAGTATTTTCCGGAAGTAATTTCATGAATGGTCCCTTTAAAACCTTCATAATAAGGTATAAATTTACATTCGAATACTGTGTTATTTAATTTACACATTAAATAATCTATTATTTCCAACGGATTATAACACATTATTTCTGTGCTAAATCCGGTTCCTATACCTTTACTTCCATTTACTAATACCATCGGTATAATCGGAGCGTAAAATATTGGTTCAACCAAATTTCCATCATCATTTAAATATTGTAAAATATGGTCATCCATTTGAGGAAATATAATCCGAGTTATTTTATTTAATTGAGTAAATATATATCTTTCGGATGCACTATCATTTCCGCCTTTAATTCTTGTCCCAAATTGTCCGTTTGGCATAAGTAAATTAATGTTATTTGAACCAACAAATATTTGGGCCATACCAACAATAGCTGCGTTTAAACTCGCCTCACCATGATGATATCCGGATTGTTCCGAAACATAACCGGTGAATTGAGCAACTTTAATTTCAGTTGTTAAATTTTTTTTAAACGCAGAATATAATATTTTTCTTAGACTGATTTTAAGACCATCCATTAAATTTGGAATACTTCTGTCACAGTCATATTTTGAAAAGTGAATAAATTCTTTATTTATAAATTCATCATAAGACACGAGTGTTTTATTCGTATCTAGATAACTTTTGCGGTCATATTTTTCAAGCCATTCCTTACGGTCATTAGCCCTTTTTTTATTAAATATCATATCAATCGAGTTATCACTAACCGTTCCTGTATGCTCGAACCCAACTATCTTTTTTGCTTCAAAATATTCACGAAATTCTTTACTTGTGCTTGTTCCCAAACCTTTATAATACTTAATTTTCCATCCTTTAAAATCATTTTGGGTTTTCCACAATTCATATTCTCCATCGTTATAAAATACCAGATTTTTGTTTCCCCTATTTGCCTTTAATATTGGTGTATTCATAAACCCAATAAATCCTGGAATAAGTAACAAGGAAGGCCATTCAGATTGGAATAAATTAATACATAACCCTTTAATATGATGACCGTCTAAATCAGCATCAGTCATTATTAATACTTTCGAATATCTCAAACAAGCTAATATATTATCAGGGGTGTATTCTTTTCCTATTTCCAAACCCAATATTTTTTTGATTTCACAAATTTCTTTATTATCATTAATTTTTTTGGTTGTTTCTCCTCGAACATTCATTATTTTACCTTTCATCGGATAAACGCCATATGTATTTCTATCTTCAGATGATAACCCTGACACTATTCCTGCTTTTGCTGAATCTCCTTCACAAAATATAATGGTACAACTATCGGATTTATCAGTTCCAGCCCAATTAGCATCAATTAATTTTGGTATACCACGAATATTTTTGCTTTTTGTTCCATCGGATTTTTTTGAGATTTTATTTTCTTTTAATTCAGTAATTGTGCACGCCGAATCCATTACGCCCATTTTTGCGATTTTTTCAATAAATTTGTCGCTTATAACACATGTCGAACCAAATTTAGAGGATGGAGTATTCATATAATCTTTGGTTTGACTATCAAACGAAGGATTCTCAATATCACATCTTAAAAATAGGAATAGTTGTTCTTTAATACTTGTCGCATTAACCTTTACCTTTTTCTTCTTTTCAATATACTCAACCAATTTTTTAGTTATTTGGTTTAATATATATTCAACGTGTTTTCCTCCTTTTGATGTATGAATACCGTTTACAAATGAGATTTGAATAAACTCGTGTGTTGGAGACAACGCTATTGCGTATTCCCAACGCTCGCCATTTTCTTCATATACTCGTTTTACATCTGTTTTATTACCAATATATAAATCAATATATTGTTGGAAGTTTTTCACCGGAATTATTCCTGAATTGTATTTTACTTTTAAAGACTTATCGGTAATTGCCGCAACATCATATATTCGTTTTTTTAACAGTGATATAATATCAGGTGTTAAACTACTAATACCAAATCTTGCGTAATCAGGTTTAAATGTAATTTTGGTATATGGTTTTTTACCCTTACATTTAGTAATTTCAGGTTTACAAATCTCATCCAAATTATTTTTAAACTCTTGTTTATACCTTAATCCTCTAACGTGGTCTATTGTTTCAATCGACCCGAAGATAGACCAAACAAGAACCAATTTAAAACCAAATCCATTTTTACCTCCAACTATCTTCTTTTCTGTTTTATCGTAATTTGTAGATGTTCTAAGATGTCCGAAGATTAATTCAGGAATCCATATTTTATATTCTGGATGTTCCGCAACATCAATGCCGTTTCCGTCATTAATCATTATAATTGTTCCATCTTCTTGAATTGAAATGTCTATAAAAGAAACAGGTAATGTATTCTCAGTATTATTGAGAATTAATTGTTGCATACGAATTACGTGGTCACGACAATTCACGATGCCTTCATCAAATAACTTAAATAATCCAGGATTATATGTAATGGTTTTGTCGATAATTTTATCATGTGTTTCATTTAAAATCCATAGAGTTGATTCTATGTTTTCGACTGAACCAATGTAAGTATCTGGATTATCTAATATATGCTGTTTATCTGTTTTTTGTTGATATTTGTTGGAAAGGAATGCGTCAGTTTCGTTCATACTTTAATTATTAATGTAATGTATTTTAGTTATTGTCTTGTGTTTAATTCGTTTTTATTTCAATTTTATTATTATATAACATTATAATGACCCAAGTATCCGAGTGTAAAAACATATATTGTGTATGTAAAAAAAGACAAATAAGCGCGCTTACGTCAATAGAAAATAAAAAATTCAATCCGAATAATTCAAACATTTCAAACAAATTACGACAGGCAAGGATAATTTCTTCTAGTTTAGGAGGAAAACCAGTTATTTTAAATTAACAAGTATCCTATTATTTTTTTCTCTCTTAATTTTATAAATGACTAGGTTTACAAAAACAGCAAATGGTAAATATAATATACAAGGAAAAGTTTATGAATTATTATCAGGAACTCGCGCACAAGTATGGCACGGAACCGCGTATAAAACTAGTGGAGGACTTACTAAAAAAAACCTTTTTCAAAACAAAAACGGAAGAATTGTATCAAAAACAAAACACGCAACTGCTAAAAAGGATATGCGATTATTGAAATTTGGATATGGAACCACAAAAGGCAAATTTGGATTTGTTAAAGTTACCGGTAAATCAAAGAAGAACAACAAAAAAATGAAAGGAGGTAATGGGGTTAATTACGCATTATCTCCATCACAAATTTCCGGAATTAGTAAGACGTCAGGGGTTGAACTTCAATTTATGGCTGGAAACGCAACCTCATAAATTCATTATAATATCCAATCATTAATTATAAAATTATCATAAACTATATAATCTTTTATTTTAATACATAAATACTTTTCGAAATATCGTTTGCTAACTATAAATTTGCTTGTTATTCCCACAAATTTACAATAACTATTATAAGCGTCAGAAATAGATAATAGTTTTAACGGTTGTTTAGTTTTGAAAAAGGTTTTTATACATTCTAATGAATTATTAATATCTGTAATCTTATCCCATAAAACACAACTTACATTTAATACGTATTTATCTTCAAGTATCTCTACATTCGGAAAAAAATGACATAATATTTTTAATACATTTTCTTCATTAATAATTCCGGATGAGAATGTTGCTTCTGTTTTACTTTTTACCCAAACCTTAAATAATACGCATAGTTCATCTAATTCAATCTCTTCAATATTGGTTTCTTCATTATTTGGTATACTTATAGTTTCGTCCCAGAAATTAATAAAATCAAATACTACCGGTAAATATTTACTTGTAATATTATAAAAAGTATCACTAGATTCATCATAATCATACCTCTGTTTTAATAATGTTTTTAAAGTATTTGAATAAATTATGTTTGGAAGCGACACACTAGATAGATAATGTTTCCATATAAAATGTATTTTTTTCCATTCTATTTTTAAATTATTATTAGCAGATATTTGGAGACATTGGGAACAGAAATTATCAAATATAACAGTCTGATTATTATTTTTTAAATACAAAACGTGAGGTTTGATATCCTCGACCGAATTAAATTCTAAAAACTTTTCGGAATTTTCGTATCTATTTGAATAATGAACGGCAACACATAATAAATTAAGACCGTTTTTTCGAATTAATTCTTTCCATAATTCAAACGAAAAATTCTCATTTATTTGTATTAATCTACAATTATCGTAATTATGGGTTTCATGATATTTAGTCATAAAATTGTAAATTATATTTGTATTACATATGGTAATACTAGATATATTATCTAATTCGGTCAATAACCGTTTAGTTTTTGAAGTAACTATATAAATTAACTTATTTTTTTTCTTTAAAATATTATCTCCCAATATTGTCAAAAAATATTTGGCTTGATTTTTTTTCGTAAAAATGGATGGATATAATAAATTTAAAATATTTTGAATCGTATTCGTCTCAGGTATTGAACTAAATAAACTACGGTCTTTTATTTGTTTTATAATATTTATTTTTGTTCGTTGTTTCCATTTCATTAATACTTTATCTTTCGAAATATTCGAAAGTAAATTATAAATAATATGGTCTTCTTTAACAATAGTATAATTTTCTCCATCATATTCATAAAAATAATTACTTGTTGACAAATAAAAATATTGATTTTTACTTAAAAAAATCTGAATAAATTGTTGTTTTTCATTAATTAAATTATTTAAACGGACGACTCTTTCAGCATGATTAATTATTTCGCTTTCTAGTGTTTTGGGTAAATAATGTATGATATGGTTGTTGATTCTTTGTAACATATACGAATTGTTCCCATATTTATTTAATAAGTCATCAATTGAATTTATACACTTTTCACGAACCGTTATAAGTTCTGTCATAATATAATAATCTAAAAGTAAGTTTTTAAATTATTATATTAATATTTAAAAAATGTATTATATTAATATATATTTAAAGGGTTTAACGATAAATTAATAATGACGACAAATTTTTCAAGACAATCTAATACTGATGGAAACATTTTAACCATTAAAACCGTCCAAATCGCACCTTTTAGAACATTAATGACTGCTTTAAAGGATATTTTATTAGAAACGAATATTACTTTTCAACCTGACGGAATACGTATAATTAATATGGATAAATCACATACCATTTTAGCACACTTATTTTTAGCAGCACCCAATTTTGAATTTTATGAATGTAAAAAGGATAAAATCATTATTGGAGTAAACATGTTTCATTTATTTAAACTAATTAATTCAATTGATAATGATGATACACTAACGATATACATTGAAAACGCCGATTACGCAGAAGGCATTGTATCACATCTAGCATTAAAATTTGAAAATGGTGAAATAAAACAATGTAAAACCCAGAAATTAAGACTTATTGAACCAGATCCTGAAGAATTAGAATACCCGGATGTTAAATTTTCTTCAATTATTAATTTACCATCAGCAGATTTTCAAAAAATTATTCGAGATATGTCTTGTATTTCAGATAAAATAGAGATTAAATCTGTAGGCAACGAACTAATATTTAAATGTTCGGGGCAATTCGCATCGGCAGAAATTCATCGTGCGGAATCAGACGGAAGTATGGAATTTGCATTAAAACCGGATTCATCAAAAGTTATTCAGGGCGAATTTTCGTTAAAAAACTTGGGTTATTTTATTAAGTGCACGAATTTATGCTCTCAAATTGAGGTTTATCTGGAAAACGATTTACCTCTGGTAGTTAAATATAATGTTGCTAGTTTGGGTGAAATAAAACTATGTGTTTCTTCTTTACCGTCATAATTATGCGGTTAATTATGTTTTTAATATATAATATAATATTTATTTTTTTTGTATGAAATTCAATATTATATTATATTATATTATAAATGTCTGCCGGAATCGTTTATATAACCGGTCCAACAGGTCCAACCGGTCCTACAGGAATTACAGGTCCAACCGGTCATCACGGTTGTACGGGTGCTACTGGAAAAATCGGATATACTGGTCCTACTGGATCTGCTGGACTTCAAGGTCCTACTGGTCCTACTGGACCTAGTAATTTAGGAATTACAGGTGTAACTGGTTGTGCTGGTCCAACAGGTCCTAAAGGAGATACAGGTGCCACAGGACCTACAGGACCTACAGGAGCAACAGGTCCTATAGGTCCTACAGGTCCTACAGGAATGACAGGAGAAAAAGGAGCAACAGGTGAAACAGGAGCAACTGGAGCAACTGGTGAAAAAGGTGAAAAAGGTGAAACTGGAGCAACTGGTGAAAAAGGAGAAACTGGCGCAACTGGTGAAAAAGGAGCAACAGGTGAAAAAGGAGAAACCGGCGCAACCGGAGCAACTGGAGCAACTGGAGCAACTG